TTGTAATTACTGGTGGAGGTGGAAGTGGCGCACTTGCAACTGCCAATATTTCCGCTGGTGTTATTACATCAATCACTATCAACGCAGGTGGTACTGGGTATACATCATCACCATCTGTAAGCGTGCAAGCAGGAACAAGGGCTGTAGCAAGCGCAACAATTCAAACATCGTTTGTTTCTAGCTTTACGCAAATTTCTTCTGGTTCTGGGTATACACAGCCTCCACAAGTAAAGATTACAGGAGGCGGAGGTAGCGGGGCAACTGCTACCGCAACAATTGATGGATCGGGAAATGTAACTGCTGTTAATATTGTTACTGAAGGCACTGGGTACACATCAATTCCTACTGTTACAATAAAACCATCTACTGGAGTATTTGTTGAATTCTCTTCTACTGGAACATTGCCTGCACCTCTTGTTGCTGGAACCGCATATAGGGCAGAAGCACCGCTGAATGGATCTACTGGAAACTTTACTGTTGTAGGTTCTGACTTCACTCCAATCACAATTACCAGTTCATCTACAGGAAACTTTTATGTAGCCCTAACACGACCTTTCAGTATTTCATTCAATAAAAATTGGTCTGGTGACTTTTCTGGCATATCAACTGGTCAGGGGGTGTACCTTGCATCTGATTATTTACTGCCAACTGGAGTCAATAATACCACGCTTTATTATATGCGTGTTATTGACTCAACTACGGCTCAATTGTACGACACGCTTGCACACGCAAACGGATCTCCATCTACAACTGGCATTATTGGAGTAACGGCACTGGGAGTAGGTCAAGGATACTATGCTATTCGGATTGCCTCATACGCCAAAGCATACAACAATCTAGTTGTTCCTAGTTCTATTGAATATCTTGCAAACGGAGAGCTAGTTAAGTTTTCTTCTACTGGATCATTGCCATATCCGCTTGTTGCTGGGACTGATTATAAGATTACCCTGTCTGGCAATAACGTCTCGCTGACTGACACATCCAACAACCCAATTGTGTTTGTGAATGGTGGCGTTCCTACGCTACCAGTCGGGCAGATGAGCATGAATATCGTCCGATCATTTACGCCAGTGGCATCTACAAGCATCGACGCAGTAGGTTCTTTGTTTGAAATTGGTGATAAAGTGACTGTTCGTCCATCAGCAGGAGACACACTACCAACTGGACTTGTTGCTAGTTCAATGGCATCTCCGCAGTATTATTATACACGACCAGTTGATGCTAATAGCTTTGAGTTGTATGATACTTATGGTAATGCAACAAATACCTCTTCAACAATAGGTCGAATTACTTTCTACGATACTGGAAATAGCGTCAGTAGCACATTCTTTGTTGATTCCATACTGCCTCCTACGCTTGTTAAGAGCGTACTCCATGTTGAAAAGCCGGAAACGCTTGGGTACGTCAGCTTGTATGCATTGGATTACGGCAGGAGCAACGACATGGCGTTGATCGGGCAATATCACCCTACAGAAACCAATCCAAAGTACCGCCGGATACGCATCGGACAGCAATGTTCTTGGGCTAGGATCATCTATCGGATGGCGCACCCAGACATTACCAGCAAATACGATTATATCCCGCTTGAAAATGAGCGTGCGATCATCGCCGCAGTCCATGCTTGTGACCTAGAGGACAAGGATTTTGCAGATCAGGCACAGCGTTACTGGGGTATTGCAATTGGGTACTTGAGGAACCAGAACGAGAGCATGGAGGGTCATGCAATGATGCCTCCACAAATTAATAATATCACATATGGTGATGGAACTGATCCGAATCTTGAAGGTTGTTATGGCGCATTCATGTAATGAATAGTGACAATATCAAATCGGGGAGGCTAGTAAAAGCTACTGCTAACTGGATTCACGGGGTCAATTCAGTCCGCAGTCCTTGGTCATTGCCAGAAGATCAGGCCAAGTTTGCTGTAAATGTCAACCTTCGCGGCGGGATCGCCCAGACTCGTAATGGGTTTAAGATGCAGTTGTCGTTGCCAAAAGGAAACTTCCAAGGAGGCATCATTTTCAACGCCAACAAGCAGGCTAGGGCGGCTTCTACAACCACCAATCTCTCCGGCAATACGATCACCCAAAAGCAGACGATCTACACTCCTGAAGGCACAGAATTTGCGGCTTATGAGCTTCCGTATGCTGTGTTTGTAGTCGATGGGAAAGCCTATTATTGTCCATTTCCGTTAACTCAACCAAAGACATGGAGTGATTACCAGCTTTCCGGCATTGAACTAGACCCCAACATTCCAGAGGTCAGCATGGTTATCGCAACCCAATCTGCATCTGTAAATACTAGCGGAGGATCGACAGTTACGCCATCTCACCGCATGGTAATTTTCCAAGACAGCATCAACACCCCATATTACTGGGATGGGTCTGACAAGACTGGAAATGTCATATCAGATATGCCAATTGGGTACTGGATGGCATTTTCTGGAAACCGACTTTGGGTGGCAAATGGCAATATCATCAGCGCATCAGACCTTGCCAACCCGCTTGGGTGGACAGAGCGATCTACTGGAGCAGGAAGGGGTGATTTTAGCGTTCCTAGACCAGTTACGGCAATGCATGACCACATTGGTCAGAATAATGACTCGCGACTATATGTTTTTACAGATCAGGCAACGTATTCATTAGCCAGCGGTGTTCTTGACCGCGATCAATGGTCAACCACTGCTAATTTCCAGCAGACACTTTTCCCAAACATAGGATGCGTAGCTGGAAAGAGTATTGCATTTCAGAACGGACTCATGTGGTGGTATTCGCAGGGTGGGCTTGTCAGTGTTGACGTTGCGGCATCTAGCTACCTGTCTAGCCAAGTGCTGTACAAGGATGTCGAGATGGCAAAGGCAAAGCGATTAATGGCTCCTGATTACACAGGAATATGTGCCATCAGTTACGAAAATTACCTGCTTTATAGCATCCCATATCTTGAGACGCTCAACAGCGCGACAATGGTTTTGGATTACGCATCAGCATCGGAGTGGAATCAGGCACGCAACCCTGCGTGGGCTGGTGTTTGGAATGGTATCAGGCCAGTAAATTGGTCTACCAACTTAATCAATGGAACGCCAAGGTGTTTTGCTTTTTCTGTTGACTACAACAGCACAAGTGACGGGTCATTTAACCATCTCTGGGAGGCATTTGTACCAGAACGATATGATACCTATCTTGAGATCAACCAAGATGGAACAACGACAGAGCGTATTAATCGCATTTATTGCCAGTTTGAGACGGCCTTGCTGGGTGATGAGATGTCACTAAAGCAATTGGTGTATGGAGAGCTTGATTGCACACAGATTGCCGGAACAGTCGATGTGAAAGTGTCATATCGCGGTAGCAAGGGAGTGTACTTGCCTATCCTTAACAGCCGCCTTTTAGCAGTTACTGATCCATACCAGTATGAAACAAGCAAAGAGGCGGATAGGATCAACAACCTTGGCATCTTGCAGACCCAGTATCGCAGGCTGATAACGGAGAATGTCCAGAGAACAACAAAGAGTGAGTCATGTGAGTCAAAGTACACTCTGGATGTAGACAAAGCATTCAGCTTCCTAGTCGAATGGTGTGGTGCGATGGGTGTTGATGCGATTCGGATGTACCAAGACCCGTGGATTGAGAAATCCGTAGGACGTACAAACTCAAACGAGAGTGTTTATTGTGTTGTCGGAGAGGATGGATCTTCTCTATCTGTTGATCTCTCGCCAGCACCTCAAGAGCAGGCATCAAATGCAATTAACTCATGGTCTAGCACGCAGACTAGGACTGTTACTCTCCGTTGTACATCGCCACAATCTGGAGCCGCAGTATCCGCTACTGCCACCGCATCATTTATCAGCTATGTGTCACTAGATGACGCTAATACGCAGGCGGCGGCACTTGCAACGCAACAGGCAACCAACGCGGCAAATCAATATCGGATAGCACACCCTTGCACATAACGCCATGCCTACAATTGAACAAGCCAGCGTCCCTGTTACAGAGTTTCCTAACCAGTATATGTCTCCGTTTGGAAATGACGGCATTATTCCGCTATATTCAAGTATCCCGCTAAATGCACCAACAGAGCCAGATTGTTTGCCATGTGTGGTATGCGGGAATTCTAATATCAGGAGGAAGATTATCTCACAGCAATCGCTAAATGTCCAAACAGCACTTGCCAATAGCGTAAACATTGCTGTAGGAACATAGTTCTATGAGATCATCAATACATTACAAATACATTCCTCCAAATACACAGGAATTCCAGCAATTACAGACATTCGCAAAGTCATTTGACCATGAAATTATCCAGCACCCACAGATTAATGTTTATGCACACTACAGGGACAATGTGTGCTTTGGGTATAGCGACCATGTGTTTATACCTACAATTTACCCAGCATTTCACCCTGCTATTACTAGGCCAAGGGATGTAATTCAGGTTATGAACGACTGGAAAACTCACACACAGCTATCTGGAAATGCCGGATACATTGGTGTCCCTATTGAATCGGAATCTAATAGAAAGAACTTTCCTGAAGATGTTATGAACAAATTAGGTCTTGCTAGAATGAACAGAGAAATATATCTTCCTGTTTGATTTTATGGGAGGATCACAAGCACCAACACCAGCACCAGTAGCACAGCCTAGCTTTGCACCTACTGCGGCATTGCTTGGGATGCAATCTGTTCTTGGTGCAAAGGCACTAGAGAACCAAGCAAACCTAGCAAAGATGGTAACGTCTACTCCGCTAGAGACTTGGACTCCTGATATTTTTGGTCAACAGGGTGCGCTCACACAGGCAGGACAGATTGCCGCTATTAATGCTTTTAGGAGTAAAGAAGCAGAAAAAAAAGCTAATCCAGCCGCCGCCGCCGCAAGGGAAAATCTTTATAAGGCCGCAGAGGAAGACACATCCAAGGATTTCTGGCAGAAGCAAATGGAAGACTGGTCTAGGACAAAAGGTCTAAAGGGATATCTTGGCAGTGGATTAGCTGACAGCACGATTGGAAGGTCTGGATATTTTGATACTGCAACGGCGCAAGGACAAGCATTGCGTGCCGCTGGACTGCGCGAGGCACAGGGAATTATTGGTCAACAAGCACCAGTGGGACTAGATCCTTCGCAGGCTATTGCGGCAGAACAAGGCGCACTTGCACAAGGTTACCAACAGCGTGCCGCAAACCGCGCTATGGGGGCAAATATCGCGCAGGGACTTGGTCAATCCTCTACGGATTGGATTAACCAGCTAATGGGTTCCACATCTCAAGGTATTGGGGCGCACCAAGCCAACCTCCAAAATGCGGCACAAGCAAATTGGGAAATACAAGCCCAAAAAGCGGCGGCAAGGAATAAAGCTGGTGGATTAATGGCTTCCGGCCTTGGTCAGATTGGATCTGGCGCACTTTCTGGTGCAATGTCAGGATTTATGATGGGAGGGCCATATGGAGCCGCCGCTGGAGCATTGGCGGGAGGCGCAATGGGAGGATTAAACGCCTACACTTAATATGGGAGGAACTAATCCAAATATAGCCTCTGCACCACAGGCAGTTGCAAATCCAAACATTGCATTAAATGCAACAGAAGGGGCAGGAACATCGCCTATGGCTTTCAACGTAAATAAACCTTGGAATGTTCCTGACTTCTCACCAAAGGATACCAAAAAAAGTGGAGGCAGTGCAGGAAGTGGGGCAGAAACAGGACAAATGGCTGGACAATTGCTTAAAATGTATTTAGCTAGTAAGCATGGAGGAAGTCCATCAAATTTCTCTTCTATGGAATCATTTAACGAATCATTCACACCTACTGGAAACTATCAACCACCAATTTAACAACTAACAAATTACGATTATGG